TAAATTATGGCACTTCTGGGGCTGAAGTAACTGATGAAGATGCAGCTTCAATATCTGAATATGGCCTTCTAGCTTCTACCATATCGACCACACTTCGCAACCAAGGCGATGCCAATGCTCAAGCAGCGTTCTATTTACTTATCCGCGCATATCCTCAATTTGCCTTGCGTCAGATAAGCTTCCCGATAGCTAGCGGTGAAATCGACAATTCAGACCGAGATAATCTCCTTGGCGTATTTATGGGCCAACCTCTTAATATCATCAACCTGCCAGCCAATATGGTCGGTGGTGAATTCCAAGGATTTGTCGAAGGATGGACTTGGACAGCCAGCCTTAATCAGCTTAACCTAACTCTCAATGTCTCGCCTATTGCTTTCAGCCTTCAGGCGTTCAGATGGAACTCAGTCCCAGCGACTGAGTATTGGAATACAATCAGCCCTACTTTGGACTGGCTAAACGCTACAATAGTGGCCTAAGGAGAATAAATGGCAACGACTACTAATTATAGCTGGGAAACCCCTGACGATACAGACCTCGTCAAGGATGGCGCAGCTGCAATTCGCACATTGGGAAGCTCAATCGATACAACGACAAAGAACTTAAACCCACAGACTACGACTGGCGCACTTGCTTATAGATCAGCAACTGCCAATGTAAATACTGCTTTGCCTATTGGCTCAACTGGCCAAGTCCTAACAGTTGCAGCAGGAGTTCCAAGTTGGGCAACCCCTACTGGTGATATTGAAGGAATTACGACAGGCACAGATTCTGGTCTATCAGGCGGAGCGACCAGCGGAACTGTAACACTAAGATTAAAACTAGAATTTGATGCAGAAACAGGCACTACATATACGCTATTAGCAGCTAACCTTAATCAGCTAGTAACTCTTAACAATGCAAGCGCAATTACGCTAACTGTGCCACCATCAGTATTTAGCGCAGGTGATGTAATAAATATAGCTCAGATAGGCGCAGGTCAAGTAACTCTATCGCAAGGCGCAGGTGTAACAATTAACTCAACAGGCGCAACAGCAACAGCGCCTAAACTACGCGCTAGATATTCTGCAGCTTCTATTATCTGCACCGCATCAAATACATTTTTGGTAGTAGGAGATATAGCGTAATGAGTTTAATCGGGATTATTGCTAGTCAAAATTATCCTAGGACTTTTGCTGTTGATTACCTTGTCGTTGCTGCTGGCGGCGGAGGTGGCGGTAATCGCGGCTCAGGTGGCGGTGCTGGGGGTTTAAGATGCACAGTTACGGCAACTGGTGGTGGCGGAAGCCTTGAATCTGCTTTAACACTAATTAAAAACACAAACTACACAGTTACCGTAGGCGCAGGTGGCGCAGGTTCTAATAGTGGTATAGCAACGAGTGGTAATAATTCTATTTTTGATACAATAACTGCAACTGGTGGGGGTTCTGGTCGCTCCTATGATCTTGGGGCAGGAACAGCAGGCGGAAGCGGTGGCGGTGCTGCTGGTAATTCAGGCACTAGTAACCCGACAGGTGGGGCTGCAAGTCCTTCTGGACAAGGTAATGCTGGCGGTAATGGTGCTGGTGGCAACGAGCCAACAAATTATGGCAATTCAGGGGGTGGCGGCGGAGCAGGCGCTGTTGGAACTAACGCCACACTAACTGTAATGGGTGCTGGTGGTAATGGCGTTGCAACTTCAATTTCAGGTTCGTCAGTAACTTATGCTGGTGGTGGCGGTGGAACAGGTGATTATAGAAATGCATCAGTTGCTGCAACGACATCTGGTGGAACAGGCGGCGGCGCAACTGGTCGTAGAGATGCAAACGGAGATAATGGAAGTGAAAACACAGGCGGTGGCGGTGGCGGTGCTGGTTTCAATAACTCACCTGTTACTTTTTATACAGGTGGAACAGGTGGCTCAGGTGTTGTAATTTTGCGTTATGCTGATTCTTTAACGATTACTATTGGCGCAGGTTTAACTGGAACAGAAAGTGCAGCAAGTGGCGGTTACAAACGAGCCACTATTACTGCTGGCACAGGAAATGTGAGTTGGTCATAATGGCACATTACGCTTTTTTAGATGAAAACAATTTAGTAACTGAGGTTATTACTGGCATAGATGAAACTGAACTTATTGAAGGTTTAGATACAGAAACTTGGTATGGCAATTTTAGAGGCCAAGTTTGCAAGCGCACTTCATACAATAACAATATCCGCAAACAGTTTGCAGGAATTGGTTATAGCTATGATTCAGTAGCAGATGTATTTATTGCGCCACAGCCTTATCCATCTTGGTCGCTAGATGAGAACTTTGATTGGCAACCCCCAACGCCTAGACCAGAAGGTTTAGATTGGTATTGGGATGAAGAAAGCCTAAGCTGGATTGAAGCAAATGGCTAAATTATGTGCAGCGGGCGTTCAGTTAAGGGAGCAAATTGATGACGATTATCCTGATAGGGATCGTAAGTCTGATGGTTGGATTGCTGATGCTCGTCACCTTGCTAAAGGCAGTTCTGACCATATACCAATCGATGGAATCGTTAGAGCTATAGATATTGATTCTGACCTATCGGCACATAAAGAAGAAGCTTATGCGCTGGTCGAGAAGATTCGTAAATTAGCAAAGAACGGCGATAAGAGAATAAAATACATAATCTACGATGGAAAGATTATGAGTCCGATACTGGGTTGGAAGCGGCGTAAATATAACGGCGCTAATCCTCACCGCTCACATTTCCATATTTCATTCACAACTTTGGGAGACAAAGATGGCAGTTACTTTAACCTCGAAGGAGAAGCTAATGAGCGACTTAAAGAAGATGGCAGAGAGCTGGGCAAAGACATTCGTAGCGACAGCCCTAGCGACCTATCTAGCAGTCGGGCTAGATGTCGATGCAATTGCCAATGCAGCTCTCGTATCAGTCTTGCCTAGCATCATCAATTGGCTCAACCCTAACTATGAGCGTTACGGCAGAGTCAAGTAATGCCAGCACCCGAGCTTGCAACCCTAGTTGCCTCAGTATTGGGATCTATTGCTTTACTTATTGCTGGTCTTCGCTACATAATTAAATTGGAGAATATTCCAATAGTGTCGCGCCTTGATAAAATGGAGTCTCAGCTAGAATTGGCCCTAGCGAAAGGGGTCAGAAATGGCAACGCGAAAGCGCGTAAGTAAGAAGCCAGTTAAGCGTCCCAAAAGACGCAAGACTACTAAAGAAACCCCATTAACAAAGCTTGATTTCTGGGCTATCGCTGCCAACGAAGTTTATAAAGCTTGTCGCAGAGCAGGAATGGATGAGGGAACTGCCTTGGCCTTTGCTATGGATCGTAGCTCTTATCCCGATTGGATAGTGCCACTCGATGACCCAATGAGGAAGATTGGTTGGGAAGATGGAGAAGAGGACAACTAATCTACTTTCGAGAGGTTGAACTCTTTGAGGCTCTCAAGTCGCTTTATCCAGACTTGACGCCCCTATCAGCGACCGACCGAGCAGATGGCATTACTCACAATTCCTATATTGAGCTCAAATGCCGTAGGACTCATTACGATACTTTGATGATTGAGAAGAAGAAGTGGGATTATCTGGCCGATATAAGGGCTAGAACGGGCGCTAAGACCCTTTATATCAATTCAACCCCTCACGGGGTCTATCAGTTTGATTTAGGGGCTCTAATCGAGCCTGAGTGGGCTTTGAAGCGGTTGCCTATAACTACTGACTTCGGCAATAAAGCCACCAATGAGCGACTGGCTGGATTTTTAGATATACGACTCGCCGACTTATTGCTGGTCTAAATAGATTTAATCAAATACATTTAGCCCGTTAATCCATTTAGGGATTACAGAACGGGAGCAAAATGGTAAATAAAGTAGCTCTAATTCGATTTGATTCTCAAGCAGGGGCTTGGACTGATGAGACAAATTGGGTTAAGGGATCAATAATCAGACGATTCGCTAAAGAGCGGATGGGTAAGCAGCAGTTACGAGGCCGTCTATCTAAGGCTGAAATCTCTGCATATTGGCTCGATAAATATGGGGTGAGTGCAGATGTTGCCTAATTTATCTGATGAAGCAGTAGTAGGAATAATCATTGGAGTTCCATTTATCGGCCTTTATATCTGGAGTCTTTGGAACTCAGCCAAAGCCAAATCTTTTAATGAAGGCTATAAGAGAGGAAGAGCAAGTGTCCGATACACAGAAATCGTTAAGTGAATGGCTTGAAGAAGCTGGAAACACATTACTCGACAGGGGCATCGAGTATGGCGACCCGAGGCACAATTTTTTACGCATTTACAAAATCTGTAGAGCACTCGGTATTCAGCTCCGAGACCCATCTGACTTGGCAATTATTGCTATCGCGACCAAACTCTCAAGAATGCTGGAGAGTCCAGAGCGCCAAGATTCGTATCTCGATCTCATTGGGTATTCCGCTATCTTGGGTCGATGCAGATTTTCGACACCAGAAGATTGGGACGACATTGAGTTTGACTCGCAATCATAATACAAATCAATATTGCGATTACTGCAAATATCGCTGGGGACAAAATAAGAACGGCTGGGATTTAAGAGCTATGACTCCAGCAGTTTGGAAAGTCCAGAGCGAGACACCACTTCGAAAAGCACAGGTCAGGTTTTATTGCCAGCCTTGCGCCGATGAAGCACAGAACTGGCCAGATGGCACATTTTATTCATTAAAAGAACAATTAGAAGATGCGATAAATGATTTCGCAGGGAGAGAGAAATTAGATGTCGAATTACCTTGATGACTATGTATCAGTTCAAGACCGATTAAAGGAGTTTATAAATGCTTATCCAGATTATAGAATCAAGACTCATATCTTGGCGGAGTCGCTTGTGGCTAATTGTGATGTCTATATCATTAAAACTGAGTTATATCGCACTGAAGCTGACACACACCCTTGGACTACAGGTTTATCCAGTGAGTCTAAATCCAAGCAATATGCACTCGAGCTTGCGGAAACTGGATCGTTGGGACGCGCACTTAACCTCGCTGGATACTTCGCTAAGACTAAACAAAGCCCAAAGAAGGCAATTGAAACGACTAAGCCAGCTCTTGCGGAATTCATAAAAGAACAGCGCCCTAATGACCCTGAGCCAATTCTCTGGGATGTAACTGCAATAGCAGACCAATTAGGTGCTGAGATAATTGATGAAATCCCATTATGTTCTATTGGAGATGGACCAATGGTCTTAAAGACTGGCACAAAGGAGGGCAAGGAATATAGGGGTTGGGTTTGTCCAACTCCTAAGTCTGGCCATCCTGCTAAGTGGATGCGTATTGGTTCAGATGGGCATTGGGTTTTTCAGAAATGAAACAAGACGCTCATCCATTTATCTGCTCAAATTGCAAGTTAGTTACTCCGCATATTGAGCTAAATCGGTATGAGACAAGTGATATAGCAGAAGCGCCAGAGGAAGTGTGGTTGATTGAATGTCAGCGATGCTTCCTTCAGCGCATCATTTATCCAGCAGATCGCGTAGCTAGTAAAGAGGATGATATTACTCGATGCGATAAATGCGGTAATTATAAGATGAAGGCAGGAATGTGCCGAGTTTGCCGCTTAGCTGCTGGATTTGAGAAGCAGATGGTGCGATACTGGAATGGTAACGAGACGCTAGAAAGGCCCTACGAAGATGGCAAAGCCCCACTCTATTAGATACATCCGTCAGCTAATGGAATGGGGTTTTGATAAGGAGTTTATCGCTAAGGATTGTGGAATCAATATCCACTCGTTAGAAGTTAGATTAAACAGAGCAAAAAAAAGGGAGCAAAGAGATGGGAATCAAGGAACTGAGTCTGGAACTAGCAGCGGTGAGTCTGATAGCTGATGAGGCTAAGAAGGCTAAAGATAGGCTGAGAGCGGCCCTACAGGCCGAAATGGACGCTATTGGGGCAGATAGAGTCAAGGCTGAATATGGTGATGATGTGATTGCCTATGTAACTACCAGTAAGCCTAAGTTCAAGTGGATAGTCAAGAATGAACGAGAATTCGTCAAATGGGTAAAAAGCAATATATCTAGCGAGATAGTTGAGACAGTCCGGGAATCGTCTCGCGATGCAATACTAGATAAATTTCATTACATAAATGGCGATGATGTTATTGATCCAAATGGTGAAAGAGTTGAATGGCTAGAAGGCACAATAGCTGAGCCTTATCTAATCACTAAGTTCCATAGTGATGGCAGGGAAAGGCTGAAAGACGCCTTTCAATCAGGCCAGTTAGAGTTTAAGAAGATATGGGAGTTAGAGTAATAGAAGATATTTATCCAATACACAGGACTATCGATGACCATATGGATATGCCTGATGGGGTTGATTTCTAGTAAATACTAATAAAACTTGTCCATATAGTGAGATAAGGAGTAAGTCAATGCGTAAGATATTTGACAGAGGCATTACCATAACGCCAAAGCGCGGGCGCATAGCTGGCCCTTCAGCGAAGGTTAGGACAGCCTATTGCCTTTCGCTGATGCTACTGGCCTTACAGGCTATATCTGTACAATCATCAAAAGCAGATATGAATCTAAAGCTGTATGCATATAACAAATTAGATTGGTCAGAATTTCAATGTTATAACTGGCTAATTCATAAAGAAAGTAGATGGAATCCAAAGGCTCGTAATGGATCACACTATGGCCTTGGTCAGATGCGTTCTACTTGGTATAGAGACCTTAGCCCTAAGCAGCAAATAGATGCACATATTAAATACATAAGACATAGATATAAATGCGCTTGCGATGCCTTACAACACTTAGAGACCAAGGGCTGGCATTGAGCAGACGCTATAACTCCAGCTACTACCAAAAGACAAGACTGCAAGTGCTTCAAAGAGATTACAATACTTGCCACTATTGCGGGCTAGAAGCGACTACAGTTGATCACTTAATACCTATCAGCAAAGGTGGCACTGATGAAGCTTCTAATATGGTTGCTTGTTGCACTCAATGCAATAGTTCTAAGCGAGATCGTATGACCCCTACCTTTTTTGAGCGCGCAAGCAGACCCACGACCCCCATTGGGAAGATTTTCCCTGAAAATGGCTCGGCTAGGCACTATCAGGAATGAAACAAATTGAAATGGCTCAACTGGGAGAGATTGCCCGAGTCAGGGACGAATCGACTTACCGAGGTGTGGCAGAACCGCGAATTCACACAAAACT